TATAGTGGATTCTATAGAGTTTTATGAAAATAGAATTGTAAAAACTTGTAGTGTAGGAGATGACACATTTTTATTCGAGCAAACAATACCTATTAGTGAATATCCTATTATTCCTATTCCATATTTATATACAGGAACTCCATATCCGATGAGTGCAGTTACTCCATTAATAGGTAAACAACAAGAAATAAACAAAGCCCATCAGATAATGTTACATAATGCAAATCTATCTTCTAATCTTAGATGGATGTATGAAGAGGGTTCTGTACCAGAAGAAGAATGGGAAAAGTATTCATCATCGCCTGGCGCATTGTTAAAATATAGGCAAGGATTTAGACCTCCTACACCAATACAACCTGCTCCAATAAATAATGCATTCTTTACAGTTGTTCAACAAGGTAAAAGTGATGCAGAATATATAAGTGGTGTACCATCTGCAATGATGGGATTCTCTCAAGACCAAGCTGAAACATATCGTGGATTACTTGCAAATGATGAGTTTGGTACTAGAAGATTGAAAGCATGGATGAATAGTATAGTAGAACCATCATTAGAACACATAGGTAGAGTATTCAAGATGATGGCTCAGAAACATTATACTATAGAAAAAGTATTTAGGATTGTACAACCAGAAGGTGGCGATTCAAAAGAAAAAGAAGTAAGAATAAATGTAAATCTATACAATGATTATGGAAAAGCTATTGGTAAATATAAAGACTATGCAGCTGCTAGGTTTGATGTAAGGATTATAGCAGGGGCAACATTACCATTAAATAGATGGGCATTACTAGAAGAATACTTTAGATGGTTTCAATCTGGATTAATAGATGATGTTGCTATGTTAGCAGAAACTGATATACGAAATAAAGAAAAGATTATTGAAAGAAAATCAATGGTTGCACAAGCGCAATCACAACTAAACTCAATGCAAGAAATGGTGAAAGAAAGAGATGGTACAATAGAAACACTTCAACGTCAATTAGTACAAGCAGGTATTAAAATGAAAGTTGGAGATGCGAATAATGAGATACGAAAAGATGTTCTAGAAACAGAAGCACAACAAAAACTACTGAGAGGTATGTTGAAAGTTGAGTTTCAAAAAATGAAAGAACAATTAATGGCAGATATGGAATCTGTAAAGAAGAATGTAAAAGAGAATGAGCAGTCATAGCTCTTGCATTTTTATTTTCATAGTTGCTAAATTAAAATAATCTTAAAATAGGAGATAGTATGTCAGAACAAGTAGGTAACGCCACAGAGGCCCCCGAAAGTACAAGCGTACAAGATGCAGTCATAGGTATGAATAGTGAAGACTTTTTTGAGTCTTTAGATAATCAAGTCAATGGCGGCATATTAGAACCTTCACAAACAACCTCGGTACAAAGCGGTAACACGCAGTCGAGCCCTAATGTAGAAGTTCAGAATGAAGTTCCAGATAATAATTTGGATACTTTACAAAAAAGGTATAGCGATTCTAGTAGAGAAGCTAAAAGGTTAAATGGTAAACTAAAGGAACTTGAACCTTATATGCCTATACTAGATGCTATGCGAGAAGACCCCAATTTAATTAATCATGTGAGAAATTATTTTGAGGGTGGAGGCCAGACTCCCGAAACGATGAATCAAAAACTTAATCTAGATGAGGATTTTGTATTTGACGCTGAAGAGGCTTTTGGTAAACCCGATTCTGATTCTGCAAAAGTGCTTGGAGCTACGATAGACGGAATAGTCCAACGTAGACTAGGTAATGCTTTGAAAACTCAAAAGAATGAAAATGCAAAGTTGGCAAGAGAAGCCCAGTTCAAACAAAAGATGAATATGACAGATGAACAATGGAAAGAATTTGTTGATTATGCACAATCTAAATCTCTTGAGTTAGAGGATATATACTTTTTAATGAATCGCAAGAATCGAGATGAGCAAATAGCTAATAATGCTCGACAAGAAATCCATAACAAGATGAGAGAAGTTCAACAACAACCTACTACACTTGCAACACAAGGAAGTACGGCAGTTGAACAATCAACCGATGATAAAGTCTTTGATACTATTTTGGGTTCTGGAAGTGAATTAGAAAAGGCTTTCAGTATTTAAAATAATATACTGTCAGCCGTAAACCAAAAGTGAGGCAATTATGGCTGATGTTTTCGGAATGGAAACATATGGAGCGTCTCCAGACGCTGGACACAGTGGAACTGCTGTACCCGGCACAGGAGACCTCAGGCGAAGATACAATTTTGGGGATAGGATTTCTGAACTTGCAATAGCACAAGACCCTTTTTTCAGATTTGTATCACAAGTCGCAAAAAGACCTACGGATGACCCTCAGTTCAAATTTACTGAACAGAGACATTCGTATCATAAGAGATATGCATATATCATGGGATTCGTTTCTAACGGTTCTGATGAATTTGCAAATGCAGAACTAGACCAATCAAACGCAGGCGCAGCTGTATCAGCAACAGGTCAATCTGTTGAACTTTACATGGCTTCTGATTATAAGTCTGCTGGTAATATTACTAGTATTCATGGTCAATCAGCTACTAAAGTTGATGTTGGTGCAAGTGGAACAAGACCTACTTTTTTCCTACCCGGTCAAGTAGTTAAGATTCCAGTTTCAGCAACTGGAGGTGGTGGTGCAATCGCAGGTTATCACCTAATGAAAGTTGATAGTGTTCTTGATTCTCTTACTAAAGATAGTAAAGAATGTGTAAAATTATCTGGTAAAATTGTAAAATTTGATAGTGCAGGTAATGAATTAGCTTCTTTTCTAAGTGATAACTTTTCTCCAGGCGGTGTTGCTGGAGACGAGCAAGTACACGATAGGATAATCGCTACTCAACTAGAAGACAAAAGGTCTTACGTTGTAGGTAATGCACATTCTCAAGGTTCTGGATACCCAGAGTCTTGGAAAGACCAACCATACTCAAGTGCTGTTGGATTAACTCAAATCTTCAAAACTGCAATGGCAATGGATAATACTACAAGGGCAACTGTTCTTAAGTATGAACCTAACGAATTTGCAAGAATTTGGAGAACAAAGTTAATCGAGCATAAGTATGACATCGAAACAGCGTTGTTATTTGGTTCTCAAGCAGAAGTAGATGGCGTTCAGTATACAGAAGGTGCAATCAGTTTTGTTACTAATTATGGTAATATCTTTGATGGTTCTGGTATTGGTGGAACTGGTACAAAGTCACAAGATGATTTTCTTGATGATATGTCTCAATTCTTAGACCCTCGTTACAATAATGCAAATGCTACATTGTTTATGTGTTCAACTGATACTTACAATTGGATGCATAAACTAAGTGGATACTTTTCAGCTAATGTTCAAAAAGTTTCTAATGTTGATTCTACATCTAACATTCATAAACTAGGAAGAGCTGATTTCCAAATTGCAGGTCGCAAGGGTGTTTATGGATTAGACGTTACTCAAATTTATACTCCTTATGGTGTTATGAATCTTGTTCGTAATGTTCATCTAGATGGAACTGCTGTAAAAATACTTGCAGTTAACATGACTCAATGTGCATACCGACCATTGGTAGGTAATGGATTGAATCGTGATACTGCGGTATATGTTGGAGTTCAGACTCTTGAGAATAGTGGTGTTGACCGTAGAGTTGACTTAATTCAAACTGAAGCCGGTATGGAATTTCGGATGCCCGAAGCACATGCCGTCTGGAAATAGGAGGTAAACAATGGGAATACCTTTATATGGTCAGAACAAAGATGGTAACAGTCTTGAAAAGTTCAGCGATGTTCTTTCTGGTTCAATAACTTGGGATGCTGCTTCAATAGCTGATGGTGATGAAGAAGCAAAAGAGTTAACTGTAGATGGAGCTGAGCTTGGTGATTTTGTATTATCAAGTTTAAGCGCTGATATTGAAGACTTAGTATTAGATGCTCAAGTTACAGCAGCTGATACAGTTACAGCTATCTTAGCTAATAATACTGGAGGAGCTGTTAATTTAGGTTCTTGTACTTTAAACGTATTAATAGTCAAGGCAGTATAACCACTTAAAAAGTATATGGGGGACTTCGGTCCCCTATATATAAGGATAAAATATGGCAACAGCAGCAATAACGGCTGAAATAAAAGATATAACAGGAGTAGCTACAGCGGATGTAGACTTTATACCATCTGCTCAAAAGTTTGTAGTAGCAAATGTTCCTAAAAATTTATTAATGTTTGCTCAAACTCAATCTTCTACATTTACAGGAGGAGGAGGAGTTTCTGTAGATGCTGATACAATTACTGAAGTCCAAAGGAATGGATATTCATGTACTCAAATATCAATAGCGGAATCTAAATGGGCAGCTGATTCTGGTAGTCTTAAAAAAGCAACATCTACTCATCCAGTTTGGTGGAATGATAATGGTGTAATTAAAATACTTCCAGAACCTTCTGGTTCAGAAGATGGATACTATTACTTTATAGACCATACAAAAATAGATGATGATTCTGATTTAAGAAATGTAGTAATTAACTATGCTTGTTTTAAAGAGTTTGCAAAGTTAATGATGGATTCTAGTCATCAAGGAGATTTTAGTGATAGCTCAACTACAACAGGAACAGAACATTGGATACGAACAGAAGAAGATAGTGAAATGTTGATGGCAAGGATTCAAACAATACAAGCTCAATTAGGAGAGAAAACTCACTTTGGTCAAATGTCTCAACAGCATTATAATTTAGCATTAGCTGAAATAAAATCTTATATAGAAAATCACCCTAAAACATTAGCTACGGCTATGGCAATGCAAGGAGCAAGATAATGACAGTATTAGAATTGATGGAACGAACAGGGATGAGAGAGGAAACCCTTGCTATCGCATACATAAAAGATGCAATACATTTAATACAAAGTAATACAAAAGAGAAAGTAGAAGTAAATAAGCAAGACATTATAAAATCAATAGCAGCTGATGATAATGTATATCAAATACCATCGGACCTGATTGCAATAAATAATGTAAGTATTTTAGATACAAGTGATGATAAATATAAAAAGATTAAAAGAATAACTTCTCAACCTCATTACTTACTTGAGGATAAAGCACCATGAGTGTATATGTAGATAAAGAATATTATTACTTTCTAAGAGGTAGAGAACTCTTACTATACAAGTTAATGGGTAGTAGGAATGCTGATAGAATTACACAAACTGGTGTATTACAAGCATTTGATAATGAACTAGTATATCCAGATGAAGATATTGCAAATGGATTAAGAATAGAATATACAAGACTTAGTGAACCTTTTGTATCTGAATCATTAGAAACAACAAATGCTTATCTTTCTGGAACTACAATTGGTTTCGTTGATGCTGGTGGTAGTTCTGACACTATGACAGATTCATCTGGTGGTTTTGGTATTTTTTCAGATGGAGATAAAATAAGAGTGAAAGGCTCAACTAGTAACGATGGAGATTATGTTATTACTACAGTTACGAGTGTTAATACATTAACTTTTAATACTGGAACTTTTAATGCTACTGAATCAGCAGGTGAAAGAGTAACAATTACTCAAATACCTAAAGAAGACTCATCTCCTTCTACATCTTCTCATATTAATTTAAATAAAATGTTAAGTCTTGCAGTAGTTGATTATGTCAAAGCAATGATTTCGGAACAAAGAGGTGAGATAGATAAAAAAGAATATTTTATGAAAGAATTTTATGGTAAATTAGCAGACAACGAAAGCAATAAAAGAGTTATCTCAATGATGTTTCCGATGTCTCCTTACGCAGTAAGATGATTAATAATGCCTTTGTGGCGGTGGTGGCGGATATTATATAGGATAAGTTATGGCTGATAACTTAAGAAAATACACAACACAAGAAGTGTTGAATAAAGTGTTTACCGATTCCTCTGGTAACGCTATAGGAATAAACTCCTCAACAACAAAAGAAACTTTAAACGCAGTATTTAGTACATCTGATAATAGTCTTAATGTAGCATTATCTGGAGGTAGTATCTCTGGCGATGTTACTATAAGTGGCGATTTAACTGTCGCAGGTTCTGGTTCAGCAGTATATGATGAAATTATTCAAGGCAGTCTTCATATAGAAACCGATGATGCTCCTAGCGATAATAGTGCACTAACTGCTAACACAGGTGGAGATGAATTAGTTATAGAAAATAGCGACCATGCAGGTCTTAGTATTTTAACTCCAGATGATAAAATAGGAAATATATTTTTTGGAGATGTAAGCGATACAGCTAGAGCTGGATTGCAATATTATCACGAAGGTGTAGATAGCAACGAAAGATTATTATTTAATGTTGCTGGTGGTGAAAGAATGAGATTAAAAGATACTGGTTTAATGATTGGAGCCTCTGAAAATCCAGTTGCTGAACTGCACATAAAACAAGGTAATGCTGGAGATGTAGATACACACGCTAATGTAGCATTAGTTTTAGAAGGAACTGAAGGCACATTTTTACAGTTTCAAACAGCAAGCAGTGCTACAGATGTAGGTTTGTTATTTGGTGACCCCGGAGAAAGAGATGCGGGTG